GGCGAGCACGCCGACTTGCACGCTGTCAGCAGCGACCACGATCGAGCCGTCGGCGTGCGCGACGACGTCGAGCGTGGTGCCCGCGCGCACGAGGCCTGCGCCCGCTACGACTGCGGCGGCGGTGAGATCCTGCGCGCGCACGGCGTCAGTGGCGGCGATCGGGGCCCCTAGATTGATGATGCGCTGTCCGTTGACGCTGACGGGCACTGAGGCAGCGGCGAGCGCTGTGATGGTGACGTCGGCGCCCGGGGCGATGCCGTCGAGCTTGGTTTTGTCGACGGCACTGGCAAAGCCCGCCGAGCTCGGCGTGACGATGGCGTGCTGCGTGCCGCCGCCGCGCGTGCCGTGCTGGGCGTCGGTGGCGAGCACGCCGACTTGCACGCTGTCAGCGGCGACCACGATTGAGCCGTCGGCGTGTGCGACAACGTCGAGCGTCTGCGCGGTGCGCACGAGGCCAGCGCCCGCGGTGTAGTCGGCGTCGGCGAGGCGCGCGGCGTCGGTGGGCAGCGTCGGCTGCCCGAGGTCGACGATCCGCGATCCGCTCATGTCGAGCTCGCCGACCATGGCGTGCGAGCCGTCGGTGAGCACGAGCTGTGCGACGAGCGCGGGGTCGAGCTTGGCCTCGGTGATCGAGCCGTCGGGGATCGAGTCGATGCCGCCCGCGCTGAGCGTGTCGATGGCCTGCACGACCTCGCGGTGGAAGTCGACGAGCGCGCGGTTGGTGCTGTGCTCATTCATCTCGGTGAGCTGCACGCTGGGCACAGTCGGCACGAGATGGGCGTTGGGGTCGTATCTCTCGCTGAGTGCGGGGTATGCGAGGTGGAACGTGGGCGAGCGGATCGATATGCGGCGCGTGACGCTCGAGACGACCTCAGTGCCGACGGATGCCGTGGCTTGAATGCGAAACGGCCCCCACGCGCCCGCGTTCCAGTCGAGTGTCCACAACGTATCCGAGACTTGCGTGAGCAGCGGCGAGGCGGATGGCGGCTCGTCGATGGCCTGCACGAGCACGACAGAGCCCGCGGGCACGTCGCCGATCTCGATGCTGACGAGCGGCGAACGCCCGCCGCCCGCGTCTGTGGTGAGGATGTCGGTGCGCCCGCGGTCGAGGTCGCCCGCTGGTATGCCTGGCTGATTGAACGTGAGTGTCAGTGCCATTGTGTCACCTCACACGATGCCAACAAGACGGCCGCCCGTAGTCTGCGTGACGTCGCCAAAGCCACGCGTTGCGTCGAGCGTGGGCGCAGCCGCGGTGCCGTAGCGAAACCAAAGCGTAGGGGGGCTCGGGCTCCATACGCCGTCGAAGCGGACGGCGGCGGCCTTTGCCTGGCGCAGTAGGTCAGCGAGCGAGCGCGCTTGCGCCGCTGTGAGCGTCGCCGAAAACGTGACCGTAAACGATGCGTCGCCGTACTCGATGAGCCGCGCGGTTGAGCCCGCGGGCAAGAGCGGCAGCACTGCCGCGTAGATGTCGCGCGGGCGCCCGCTCGAGCGCAGCACGGTGATGCGTGATGTAATCCAGAGTATATAGGTCGCGTCGTTGCGCCCCTCGCGCGCTTGGCCGACGAGCGCGCCGATCATGTCGAGCGCGTCGCCCTTGGCGTTGGGCAGCATCGTTCCGATGTACAGATCCCAAAGCGCGGTCTCGAGCGCCTGCACCTCGGTGAGGTAGCTCGCGAGCACCTTGAGAAACAGCGGCTGCCGCAAGTCGTAGATCGGCAGCTCTTGGCCCTGCTCGACGTGCTTGGTATTGAGCTCAAGCGGCACGTGTTATGGTGCCCCCACCCATGTCGAGCCCGAGAATGACGCGATCTCACGTACGCCAATCACTAGCGTTTTCGCTGGCGTTGTGGGTACTGCATCTACGGGCACTGTGGGTGCAAGGTCGACGTCGAGCGTCACGTTGACGACGCCGGGCACCTCGCTCGCCTCGGAGAGCAGCCGCACGAGGTAGACGGGCTCGCCGACCTTGAATACGATCTCACTCTTAGGGTCGACGCTGGCGAGCTCGAGCATGGCGCGCAGACTGCCCGCGACATAGTGCCCGTCGGTGGTTGCGCTGACGTTGACGTTGATGGTCTTGAGGGTGGGCCGTGAGAAGCTCACGAGCTGCGTGTTGCCGGCCTCATCGAGCACGTTTATGGACGTCGTGCCGTAGGAGTCGACGCCCGCGGGCTTGTTGTTCCAGATGCTGTTAGCGATGGCGCTATCGTCGCCGCCGCGCACGATGACCTCGAAGGTGTGCGGGGGCATGCCGGTCGGGTCGGTGACCTCGGTGACGTTCTCGCGGCCTGCAGCGGTGAGCACGCCGGGCAGCACGCGCACGTCGGCGACGATGCCTGCGAGCGTTGAGCCGCCCTCCTCTGCGAGCACCTCTGCGCGGCGTGCGCGGTAGTCTTCGTCGGTCTCGACGTTGCTGCCTGCAATTGCGGGCCCGGTGTTGGTAACCGCGAGCCAGCCTGACACTGGCGATTCAATCTTGGTGAGCGCGCCGCTCGCAGCGGTGGTCGGGCCCGTGGTTTCTGCCTTGGCTGCGACGGTGAGGTTGTTGTAGGTGCCGACGACGCTGCTGCTCGTGACGTCGGCGAGCGTCACAAAACGCACAGTCGGGCGCAGCGGGTCGCTCACGACTGAGCCCGTGGGCACGGTGACGTTCTCGGTCATGGTGAGCGTGAGCGTCGCGGTGCTCGACGTCGCCGGTAGGCGCGTGACGCCCGTCAGTGAGCCGTTGTGATCGGCTGCGACGCCCTCTGCGGTCGCGGGGTCGTGGGCGTCGTAGATCTCGGCTGCGAGCTCCCACAACTGCCCGAGCTGCAGCGCGACGGACATGTTGATGTTCGCCAAGACGCCGGTGCTCGACGTGTTGAGCCCGCTCGAGATGTTGGCAGCCTGGTAGGCCTGCAGGTCGCTGATAATCTCCTGCACGGTTTTGCTCGTGAACCCGAGCAGCGAGAGTCCGGCGGTCATGACGGCACCTCGTCGCCGGGCCACTGGCGGGGCGAGAAGACGCCGAGCGGCTGCGAGGTCGGCGTCGGGCTTACGAGCTGCGTGGTGCCGTTGGCGGGCTGCGTGGGGCCTGCGGTCGTGGTGCCGACGCCTAGCAGGATGTCGCGGAATACGAGCGCGGTGCCCTCTTTGGTTTGCACGATGGCGCGCACCTCGAGCGCTCGAGTTTTGCGGTTGAAGGCGATCGCGAGCTGGTTGATGGCGGTGACGCCCGCGGTCTCGCGCAGCACTTGGTCGTAGATTGACCTGATGACCGCGTCGGGCGGTTTGCGCGAGAATATGAGGTTGCGGTAGTCGATGCCGACGCGGCGATCGAGCGGCCACTCGCCGAGGAAAAGCGCGACGCGCAAGTTGGCATCCTGCGCGATGGCGGCGGGGCCGGTGACGAGCGGCAGGTCGCCCGTCGAGTCGATGGTGATGTCGCCGGTCGCGTCGAGCAGGAGGTCAGCCACGAGCCGGCGGTAGTGGGCGAGCGAGCGCCATGGCAAGGGGCTCGAGCCACGCGCGGCTAGTCGGACAGCACAACGGTCGATGCGACGCTTGTGTGGGCGTGCGGGACGGCTGCGGTCGCGGCGTCGAAGGCGACGCGGACGGCAGTGTTAGCGGGCGGTAGAGCGCCGGTGAGGCCCGCTAGGATGGTCTCGATGGACGAGATGGCGGTAGCGGTCGCCTCTTTGACTGTCTTGGTGTCGTTCTCGCCGCTCGTGAGCCCGGTGTTGGTTTTGCTCGCGAGCGCGACTGCGTCGCCGGGGCTGTAGCTGCCCAAGTTGACCGTGTGCTGCTTGATGGCAATCTGCTTGCCCGTGTCGTGCCCGAGCGTCATGGCGTCGGCGTAGACGCTCTGCAGGAGGTCGGGCAGCGGTGCGGGCCCGAGCGGCAGCGCGATTGCGCCCGCGAGCGTGTGCGTGCCGACGTCGCCTGTGCCGAGGGGTTTCTGCGAGTTGCGGCGCGCGGTCGTCACCCAGCGATCGATGCTGCGCTCGCAGAACACCACGAGCACGTGGTCGCCTGGCACGAGGGGCCACGCGGCAAAGAACCCGCCGCCCTGCGGGTATGCGATGGGGACCATGGGCAAGATGGGCAGCGCCTCGTCGACAAACGGGGGTCGCTCGACATTCGTGAGCGCGTCGTCTTCGGGGTCGACGCGCAGCGCGCGCTTGAGCATCGGCAGGACGTCGGCGTACTGGCGACGCGTCGAGGCGTCGGTGTAGAGCGCGACGATCTGCCCGGGGATGGAAGTATGCAGCTCGAAGGCGGCCTGCTCGGCGGCGGTCTGCAGCAGCTCGGAGAGCTCGGGGGTGCCTAGCGTCATGTGTGGTTTGCCGCCGTGGTAGCGCGCGCCTCGATGCCGACAGTCCAGTGCCCGCCGTCGAGCTCGCCCTGATGCACAGTTGACTCGATGCGATAGAAGCCTTGGACATAGCGCGACTTGATTTGAATCGCGCGCCCGGGGTAGAGGCCGGGCACTAGGAGCGTCGACAGGCGCAGCACTTGGTCGCGCCCGAGCTCGACGGAGTCGAGCAGCCCGGTGCGGGGCGTGAGCAGAATGGGCGCGTCGGACAGCGCCTGGCGTAGCGCGAGCACTTGCAGCTGCCCCTCTTGTATGGACCACTCGAGCCCCGCGGTCTGCATGGCGCGGTCGAGCTCGCCGGCAGAGTCGCCCGATGCGGCAAACCCCTGCGCGAACGTGCTTGAGAGCTTATCCCACATGGCGGCGGACTTGGTTGCCTGCAGGAGGTTGCCGGGCCCGATGCCGAGAGACTTGGCGATGCCGATGAGCACGTCGCGGATCGGCACCTTGGGGCCGTAGGTGGCGCTGACGCGCGAGCGCGTCTGCTTGGTGCCGCCGTCGGTGCTGCTGACGGTGGTAACCCAGTCGGTGCCCTCGCGCTTTGACCATGCCTCGAGCAGCTCGCCACGAAACAGTACGCTCATGCCGCCGACATAAC